AATCGCTCGCCGAACAAGGTACAGCGGTCAAGACCCTCAGCGAAGAACGGGTAGCCCTCGCGAGAGCCTTGGCCCGTCTAGAGTCACAGGTCACGAACATCGGCCTCAAGATCGACCGGGTAGAGAACATCCTGGACCGCGACAAGTATTCCAAGGGGCTCAAGTAATGCCGATTTACTACAACGCGAACCCGCTGCGCAAGATGATCCGCAAGGCGGCTAGCCGCCGCATCGACATTGCGGGCATCTGGAACAGTGAAGGTACGTTCGTTTCGTGGGGCTGGGATACCGGCCTGTTCCTCGCGTTGTGGCAGCGGTTCGAGTGTTACGGCGGCATGGCCCTGTCCTTCGGCGCGTCGTCGAACGATGATTCCGCCGTCGATTCATCGACCGGCCCCAACTGGGGAACGGGTGCGTCTGACAACTACTTCCGCAACTTCAACAGCGGAACAACGTGGAGCGAAACCAAGGCCCAGCGGGCGTCGGCACCTTCGGCCAACCGCGCGGCCTTCGACGTAACCGGAACGACGGCCCCCAAGTGGGCTCCACACTTCCCCCTCTACAACGGGGGGACCGTTACCGGGTGGGTCAACTTCGAGCTGAAGCGGTTCAGCACCAGAGAGAACCCCATCCCCATCGAAGACGCTATGACCGTCACGTTCTGGGGAACAGAGTTCACCACCGGCGGAGGGTCTGTCTCTGCGGTGTGGAGGTACAACGGAAGCACCACCGTCCACAACTTCGGCACCGTCAGCTACGCGGGCACCGACGGCGTCGTCAAGAAGTCGGAAGCAAGCCACTCGGCGAACGCCTCGCGGGCTGCCGGTTCGTCGCTCCAGCTTCACTGCCAGACATTCACGGCCAATCTGTTCCTGACGTGGATTCGGTTCTGCCGCACGAACCAGACTCGCGGCTTCGCACTCCACCCGTTCTACTCGTGCGGCAGCCAGTCGATCTTCGACATGTACGAACAGCTTCTCGCGTTCCCCGCGTCGAGTTGGTATCACTGGTTCGACGTGATGACCACCTATCAAGGCGCAGACATTGCAGAGCACTGCGCGATCTTCGACATTTACGAGGGGTCGAACTTCGCGGGCGAGGCGAGCGTGTCAGGATCGGCACCGCAGCCCGCCGACGCCGACCATCCGGACAACTATCTGTGGTACGTCGAGCAAATCATCATCCACATCAGGGGCCTCTGGGAGTTGTCCGGGCGTTCGCTGGACAACCTTGTCTTCCGCGTTCGCTGCTCGCATCCGATCAACAACGCGGGCACCGAAGCCGAGGTGGAAACCTTCCGGGCCAAACTGCGAGAACTCGACTTCACGGCTTTGTGTTCGGGTCTGTTTGGTATCGGGTTTGGATAGGGTACGGTGACGGAAACTATTTTCTGAGATTCCGTATCGGATTCATTGTGAATCACTGGACATACGGTCGCGGATAGACGATACACTGTGTGTCAGGCAATCACGCCTGACCCAAACGGAGTACGACGCATGAACGATCAGACCCGCATCAACACCCTCCTCGACACCGTGACCGAGTTGCGGGCGCAGCTCGCGGCGACGAACGCCGCCCTTGTCGAGAAGACCAAGGACGCCGCCAACTGTTACAAGTGGTGGCAGGAATCGGAAGTGTTTGCGGGTAAGGCACTGACCGAACGCGACGAGTACCGCCGCGCCCTCGACGACGCCACGGCCAAGTACGACGCAGCGATGAAGGTGGTGACCAAGTGAGCACCACCACCAAGACTTTCAACGTCCCATTCACCTTCGACGGCTGGACCGTGCCGATTGACGTAGAGGCGTCCGTGAAGTGGACGCTCGACCCCGGCTGCTACCGCACGGCGAACGGCGACGGCTGGCCCGCGTCGTCCGACATTGACTCGGTGACCATCTCCGCGACCGCCGCTGACCTGCACCCGCAGATCGTGGAAGCGTGGGGGGAGGACTTCCCCGATGTTCCGTGCCCGATCGACGTTGCAGCCGTTGAGCGTGCGTTCGAGGCAGCCAAGGAACACATTGCGGATATGTTCGAGATTCCCGCCGATGATGACGATGCGAACCTCGCCGACTTCCACGCCGAAGACAGGGCCGAAATCGCACGTTGGGAAATGGAGGACAACCAATGACCACGCCCAGCAACCCCGTGAAGACCATGACCAAAAAGGAACTGGCCCTCACCCTGTCCAGCCGATGTAAGATCCCCGCGAACGTCGCCCGCGTCGCGGTCAATGAGGCCGTCGCGGAGATGGTCGCCCACCTGATGACGCCAGGCAACCGGATCGAGTTTCGCGGGTTCGTGTCGCTGGTGTCGCGGGTGATGCCGGGCCGCGTCGCCCGCAATCCGCGCAAGCCTCAGGAACGCCACAACGTACCGCCGAAGATCCGCCTGAAGTGCATTACGTCCCCCCATTTCAACTTGCACACGTCCACTCACACCATGCCTTGTCCCTCCGGTGTGGGTGGTAACCCCGGCCAGTAGTGCCGGGACTCCGCAACGGTTGGAAGGCCGTTGCGTGGATTGCGGAATGACCCGCAGGAAGGATGGATTGCATGGAAACGACCGACCAGAAGTTGCGCCGCCTGTTCGCCGCCCGCGTTGGCATGGAGGCCAAAGTGTCAAAGCGACACGAAGCCGCAAGCAGGAACGAAATGGCGACGGACATTGCCGCCGCTGAAGATTGCATCGACCCGCGTTCGGCGTGCCCCGATGGGCCGCGTGCGGTGGGGTTCGTCGAGTGCAAGGGTGAGGAGTCGGAGCGGTTCGACTACGATTGGGACGGGGGCACGCGATGAACCCCGGCAAACTCTACCGCGTCGATGAGGCGAAGTACAGGGACGGGGGTGGCACATGAAGATCCACAACTGCCGCCAAGGGTCCGAGGAGTGGCTTCGCCTTCGGGCCGGAATCCCCACCGCATCCGAGCTTGACGCCCTCGTTTCGCCGCTCGGCAAGGTCCGCACCGGCGAAGGTCCGAACACCTACGTCTGCACCAAAGCCGCAGAGAAGTGGCTTGGCGGTCCGCTCCAGTCCTTCGGCGGCGGTGCGATGGAACAGGGTTCGATCCTCGAAGGCGAGGCCCTGCCGTGGTTCGAGCTGCACGCCGATACCGAAGTCAAGCGGATTGGTTTCGTGACGACGGACGACGGACGATTCGGGGCTTCTCCGGATGGTCTTCTCCCTGACGATTCGGGGCTGGAGATTAAGTGCCCGCAGCCACACACCCACGTCAAATGGCTGCTTGCTGGTGGCGTTCCGCCCGAACACCGGATGCAGTGCTACGGCGGAATGTACGCGACGGGTGCAAAGCGTTGGACGTTCCTGTCCTACTGCCGATCCTTCCCGCCGCTGGTCGTCGAGATTGAACGCGACGCCCCAATGATGGCAGCAATCGGAGATGCGTTGGATCGGTACACTGAGGCTTTCAACGTAGCAATGGAACGACTCAAGGAAGCGGACGGCGCGTGCCCCGTACCGCTGGACGATCACCCCTTCTAGGAACCACATGGAAACAGCAATCACCCACACCGATACGCCGCGTTCGTTCGCGGCAGTCCAGACCAATCCCATCGGGCCGATGCTTGACGCCATCGTCGCCCGTGGAGTGACAGGCGAGAGCGTTGACGCCCTCTCCAAGCTCGCCGACCTTTACACGAAGATGGAAGCACAGCGAGCCGAACGCGAGTTTGCCGCTGCGTTCGCCGGGTTGCAGGCGTCGATGCCTTCGGTCCAAGCGTCGAAGGCCGTTCCCGACCGCAACGGGCAGGTGCGTTTCACCTTTGCACCATACGAGGAAATCATGCGGGCGGTTCAACCCGTACTCGCCGCTCACGGGTTCTCGGTCGGATTCAACATGGAACAGGACGGGCCGCGTCTGGTGGCCGTGTGTACGCTGACCCATGCGGGCGGGCACTCGCGGTCCAACCGCTTCGGAGTGCGGATCGGTAGCGGCCCACCCCAAACAAACGAGGCTCAGGCGGATGGGTCCGCACGGTCTTACGCCAAACGGTACGCCTTGTGCGACGCCCTCAACATCATCATCGACCACGACACCGACGCCCGCTCCGAAGGCGACACTATCACGGCGGACGTTGCCGAACGGCTGGAGCGGGACGCCAACGCCGCAGGAATCGACACGGCCAAACTCCTACGGCTTGCTGGTGCGGATTCCTTCGACACGATCACGACTTCCAAAGTCCCCATTGTGGAGCGTGCAATCGAAGACCGCAGGAAGGCAGCCAAGCCCGCGTCGGCACCCGCTACGTCTGGCGACTTCAATGATCCGGGCCAGTGGCGAGACGCGATGGTCGAAGAGTTCACCCGACGCAAGGCGAAGAACCCCGAGGCAGCGTTCGCGGCTTCGCTCGCCAAGGGTGGCTACACCTCTTACCTCGACGTTCCCGCGTTCCGTCGCGGTGTCGCGTGGGACGCGCTGAAGGGTGGTAGGCTGGATTCGTATTTGAGTCACGCCTAACGAATCGGTCCGCAGTCCGTGGTCGGATGGGTGTGGAAACCTGGGCAGGCACGCACCCACATGCACGTAGTAGCCATCGCAGCGAAGAAACCCGGAAACGCGATGACAGCCCGGAAAGACGGGCGTTTGGTGCGGCGGCGTGGACGGTGACACGCAGTCGGTTGTGATAGGCGTTCGACCCATCGCATGTAGTCGGTGCGAGGGTGCTGGTGCAAGGGTGATGTACCCGAGGGCAACAGGCGCTACGGGAAGGCGAAAGCCACAAGAAGACGTGAGCGATCACGACCCGGCAAGGAGCAACCGATGACGACAGCCCGACAGAGCCGGTTCGACTCCGGCCCGCACCTTTGGCAATGTTCGCGGCAAAGCCGCAGGAGGTTCGCATGGTCCCCATTGGTGACGTGGTTCTGTTGGTTGCGTTCGTGGTCGTCGGCGTCCGGTTCTTCGTGGGCTTCGGCCCTGGTTGATCGGTGGTCACTTGCTGCGGGCGGACACGCTCGCGGCGGGTTTCGGTGCATGGTGGCCGGGGAGAACCCCGTACAGCCATCGAGTGGCTCATGAAACACACCGAACCAGCCGACGCGGGGAAACTCGCGTCGGCGGATTGTCTCTCTCTCCTCACACGGTCGCGGGCGGCGCAAGTTGCCCGCGACCATTCCAGCAGATTGTTTGCCGCGTGGGGTGGGCGGCGTAGAATCTCCCGCTTGTCCGAGGTGCCATGTGATTTCTCCACACACACAATCGACGACCATCCCCCACCTGTGCCGCAAGGCACCCCTTCGGACAAGCCGCAGGTTGGGGATGGTCGTCGCTTTGGTGGGGGTGGCCCTTGGCTGGTGATTGGATTTCTATCAGGACGAACCTCGCGACCGACCCTCGCATCGTTCGCATCGCAGCCCGCCTCAAGGTCACCCGTACCGCTGTCGTCGGTGCCTTCTGGGCTCTTTGGTCCGCAGCAAGCGAGCACGGTGAGGGGGGACGAATCCCCGACGCGGACGCTGGAACCATCGACGCGATAACAGAGACGCCTGGATTCTCAGACGCTGCTGTTGCCGCCAAGTGGCTGGAGTTCGACGCCGGTGGCGCGTTCTGTCCACGTCTTGAGGAACACAGTTACGGTGCCTCGGCCAAGATCCGAGCCAAGGAACGGGACCGCAAGCGACGCCAACGTCTCGACGCCCGCCGCGTCCCACCATGTCCCACAAATGTCCCTGGGACAAATCAGGACAACGGCGGGACATGCGCTGGACAGGACAGCCACATATACATTGACACTGACATAGACAAAGAAGACAAAGACATTGCGAAGCCCCCGAAAGCGGCTGACGCCGCAAAGGGTGGGGGAGCCAAGGTCAAACATCTCACGGCGACCGAGGCAAAGGCGTACCCGCTCCCGATGCACTGGCCATCCGAAGTCCAGGAAGCGTTCGTGTCATTCATCGAATGCCGATACGCAGCCAGCAAGCGGTGTACGCCGACCGGGATTGCCGAACTCATCAAGGTCGTCGAGAACATTCCGCCAGCGGTACGGCTGGCGTCAGTGAACCAGAGCATCGCGAACGGATACCAGGGGATCTTCCCCGCAAAGAACACAGGAAAGGGAAACGATGTCAGAGGAACCAGAAGGAACGAAGTCGTCGGAGACAGTGACGAACACATCGACATACCCATATATCGGGCGGATGCGTCGGGCCGGGTTTCCCGTCAGACACCTTGAGTGCAATCTGCTGGTCGAGGCCGTGCCCGCGTGGACGGATACGTCCCGCGCGATTCAGACCACCCTCGGCAAAGGTTCGCTGTCCGTCATCATCGGGCCGCGTGGAACAGGCAAAACCCAAATGGCCGTGGCGATTGCCGAACGCTGGGAAGCCAAGTTGCAGGTGGTCCGTGGGCCTTCCGACAACGCCCGCGCCCGGTACACAACCGCCGTCGAGCTGTTCGTCACGATCAAAGAGACGTACGGCGACAACGCCCAACGCTCGGAGCGGGCCGCTATCGACCTGTTCGTGAAGCCTGACCTGCTGGTCATCGACGAGGTTCAGGAGCGGGCGGGCACCGAATGGGAGCAGCGGCTTCTGGCCGCGATCGTGGACCGCCGCTATGCCGCGATGAAGGACACGATCCTCGTGGGCAACTTGAAGCCCGAGGACGTACAGCGGGAACTGGGCACCAGCATCGCAAGCCGGGCGCAGGAAACGGGCGGAATCTACGTCGCCGACTGGCCGAGTTTCCGGGCCAAGCCTAAGACCACGAAGTGAAAGACGACAGAAAATAACTTGCTTCCCGTCGTCGGGTGGCGTAGAGTCTTCGGAAGGAGTACCGCATGCGAGTTGCACTGGACATGGGGAGCGTCGAAGACTACCGGCGTTTCCTCCGCATCAAGAGCCTGCCAAAGTTCCGGATTATCGGTGAGTTTGCAGAGTTCCCCGACGAGTACGCCGCACAGATCATGGGCCGTGCAGCCGTCGCCGGACTCGCGACAACGTACACGCCGAAAGCCGGTCTGTTCGACTACCAGCGTGACATTGCCGCCATGGCAATCGAGAAGCGGAAGTTTGCGGTATTCGCCGATTGCGGTCTTGGTAAGACCCTCATCATGCTGGAGTACGCCCGGCACGCCCTCGCCAATCTCAGCGGGCGTTCGGTCCTGATCGTGTCGCCGATCATGGTCATCGACCAGACCATCAGCGAATACCGCAAGTTCTACGGCGAAGGTCCGATCCGCCGCGTCCGTGCGAACGAGCTGGCCGCGTGGTGCGCCAACACGCGGGGCGAGATTGGCGTGACGAACTACGAGGCACTTACAGAGTCGGTTGAAACCGGAAACGTCGGGGCGTTGATCCTCGACGAATCGTCTATGCTCAAGTCTCACTACGGGGCATGGGGTCAGCAGTGCATCCGGTTGGGCCGTGGTCTGGACTGGAAGCTCTGCCTCACGGGCACGCCCGCACCGAACGACCGTATCGAGTACGCCAATCATGCGGTGTTCCTCGACCACTACCCCACCGTAAACAGCTTCCTCGCTCGGTTCTTTGTGAACCGTGGCGAGACTGGCGAGCGGTGGGAGTTGAAGCCGCACGCCCTCAAGCCGTTCTATCGGGCGTTGTCCCATTGGGCTATCTTCGTCAGCAATCCTGCGGTGTACGGGTGGCGTGACAACTGCCAGAACCTCCCGCCGATCCGCGTCCACATTCACGAGATACCGATGACACGCGAGCAGCGCGACGCGGTTGGGACGATGCAAGGCACGATGTTCGTGGATCAGATCGGCGGCATCGGTCAACGTGCCAAGCTCGCTCGCTTGGCGAAGGGTGACTACGACGGCGAAGCGATCCCGACCAACAAGCCCGCTTTCATCCGTGACCTTGTGGGATCGTGGAGCGACCGCGAATCGACGCTCATCTGGTGCATCTACAACCGCGAGCAGGAGTCGATGGAGGAGACATTCCCAACGGCGTGCAGCTTGAGCGGTGACACGCCCGACGACGACCGATACGCGATGGTGCGGGCGTTCAAGGCTGGCGAGAATCGCATCCTCATCAGCAAGCCGAAGATCCTTGGGTTCGGGTTGAATCTCCAGATTGCTACCCGCCAGGTATTCAGCGGATTGCAGGACTCGTATGAGTCATACTACCAGGCGGTGAAGCGTTCCAACCGGATCGGCAGCACCAAACCGCTCGACGTTCACATCCCGATCACGGAGATTGAAGCCCCGATGATCGACACCGTTCTGAAGAAGGCCCGCCGCGTTGAACTCGACACGCGGGAACAAGAGGCGATGTTTCGAGAGAACCGCTAAGGAGTGCGCATGCTGACGATCAATCAACAGTTCCACGTTCACCACGGCGACTGCATTACCCACATGGCCGAGATGGAAGCGGAGTCGGTAGACTTCTCCGTCTTCTCGCCACCGTTCCCCGCGTTGTACGCTTACACATCGTCGGCTGCGGACATTGGAAACTCAGAGGACTTGCGGGGCGAAACCAAGCTCCATCTCGGGTTCTTCTATCGGCAGCTTGCCCGCATCCTCAAGCCGGGCCGCGTGGTGTGCGTTCACGTTTGCCAAATCCCCCGCATGAAGCGGAGCGGTGGCGTGGGGCTGTTCGACTTCCGGGGCCTGAACATTCGCCTTGGCGAGCGGGCCGGGCTGGTGTACGAATACGACTGGCTCATCATGAAGAACCCGCAAGCCCAAGCTATCCGCACGAAGTCTCGGGAGCTTCAGTTCGTCGGGCTTGAATCCGACCGGGCGAAGCAGCGGGGCTGCCTTGGCGACTACATCATCAAGTTCCGTGCGCCGGGCGAGAACGCCCGCAAGATCAACAGCACCGGCGAAGTCTCCCGCAACGATTGGATTGCGTGGGCCGAGGCCGCATGGATCGACATTCGCGAGACTGACACTCTGAATCGCGAAGAAGGACGCGGGGAAGACGACACGAAACACATCTGCCCTCTCCAGCTTGAAGTCATCGACCGGCTGGTGAGGCTGTATTCCGATCCCGGCGAGATGGTGTTCTCGCCGTTCACCGGGATCGGTAGTGAAGGGTACACGGCCCTGCGTCGGGGCCGTCGGTTCTACGGCTGCGAGTTGAAGGACGAATACCACGCAGCGGCATTGAAGAACTGTGCTCGTGGACTTGCCGAGCGTACCGAGGAAACCGATACCGGACTGTTTGAGTAAACCCCATGAAGAACAACCCCCTCGACCGTAAACTCAGGAAGCTGGTGGCCGAACTTGAGGCCGCTGGCGTGGACCCTTGCACCTGCGTCCCCGAGCTGGCGAGGAAGGTGAAGCAGCCGCCTGGCAATGTGCGGCACTACGTCAACAAGTTCGCCCTTGAGAAGATCCGGGCGAAGGGTGGTGGGCGATGATGTTTGACAACATCAACGTCGGCGATGAAGTG